GCCCTTGTTGCCGCGGGCGCGCAGCATCGATGGCCCATCGAGCGTCAGGACGCCGTACTTGAGCTTGGGCTCCGCGGCGAACTGGACGCCCTTGAGCGTCTCCGCACCGGACTGCGCGCTCCCGAAGTCGCTCGAGATGCCCTGCGGATTGCCGGTGGTGATCGGATAGCGGAAGTCGGACCCGTCGAACGAGCCCTCCTTCGCCATCTCGTAGAAGGTTGGGTGCTCGCGCATCGCCACTTCGGTCGCCTGGCGATCCGAGTAGCGGCGCTTCATGATGTAGCTGACTGTGGTGATCGTTGATGCGTCGGCCATTGCCGTGTCCTTCCGGTGCCACGCGTGGTGGCAGTGACGTGCAGCTCTTGGCCGTGCGTCTTATCGGCAGGACAGGTGTGGTCTTCGTCGCGGTCGCAGAGCGCGCCCCGTAGGCGCGCGGATATCAGCTGAGGTCGAGGTCCCCGGATTCGAGCTCGGCGACGATTTCGTCGCGAGTCGGAACCTTCGACTTCGGCGCGGGCTTGGCGCCAGCGCTGCTCTTTCCGGCGTTGATCTTGTCGCCGGCCTTGGGTGCGGTCTTCGTCGTGCCGGCCGCGACCACGGGAACCTCGACGCCGAGGTCCTTCAGATCGCGGCGTCGCTGCTTCTCATGTGCGCGGATGACGTCGGCGGGCTTCGGTAGCGCGCCGAGCTTGCGGGCGAGCTCGTGTGCCGTGTGCTCGAGCGCCTTCTGCGCCCGCGCCGGATTCTTCGCGAGGAACTGCTTCGTGAGCGGGGAGTCGTCGCCGACTGCCCTGGCCACGCGACCGAAGAACGTCGCGAGCTCGCGGTCTGCCGCGGCCTCCTGGTCGCGCCTCGACAGGCTGTCGCGGAGCTCTTGGTGCTCCTGCTTCAACTTCGAGAGCTCGTCGGCGTGCTCGCGCGCGCGCATCTCGCGATCCGCGGCATCCCGGTGCTCTGGCTTGACCGTGGTCGCCTTCGACCGCGAGTAGACCTGGCGACCGGCGTGCTCCATGTCGTCTTCGGTGAGGCCGAGCGCCATCAAGACGCCGGCCGGATCGTATTTCGCGCGAGCGGCGAGTCGCTCGAACCGCTGCGCGGACTCGGCGATCTGCTTCGCGCCGGAGGTCCACTCGGCTCGCTCGGCGTCGAAGGACGCGCGGTCGCGGGCGAGCGCATCGCGGGCGCGCTGCTCGGTCTTACGAACGGCGGCGAGGCGCTTGGCGAGCTCGGGGTCGGACTTCGCCGCGGGGGCCTCGGCCTCCTCGTCGTCGTCGTCGTCGACCTCGGGCTCTTCGTCGGGCTCCTCCTCGTCGTCGTCCTCGTCATGGACGACGAGCGAGCCATCCTCGGGCTCGGTGGCCTCTTCGTCCTGATCGGCGTCGTCGTCATCGTCCTCGACGACGGGCGCTCGCTTCGTCGGAGTCTTCGGCGCGGGCTTGGCTTCCTCGGCGTCGCTCTCGCTACCGGAGAGGAAGGCTGCACGATCGCGCTCGTGGGCCTCATCGCGCGTCATGAGAGCCTGACCGTTCGATCCGGCGTTCTCTTCGACTTCTGCGTGATCGTCCATGTCGGCCATTGACAACTAGCCGACTCCGGAGTCGCGCGCCAGTAGCAGTTTGCTACGCGGCGTGTCGCACGATGCTACACGCGCACTTAGCCAGCCATGAGATTCATGGCCTCGGGCGCGAACGCAGCTGCAGGAGCCCCCATCGGGGGGCCTTCCATGCCGGGCATCGGCGCACCGGGCGGCATCATGCCCGGATCGATCGGCATCTCGCCGGGCATCGCACCGGGCATCGCACCTGGCATCGCCGCGGCCGCGTTCGCGTTCGCGGCGCCCGAGGCCTTCGTCGAGTGCAGGTATGCGGCCTGCGAGATGTACTGCCGGAGCTCTTCGAGAATCTCCTCGGGCGCGCGAGCCGTGCGCACGATGTGGTACGTGCCGGTACCACGCCACACGATCATCTTCAGATTGTCGAACGGCTCTGGCACGACGAGCTCGCCATCGAGGATCGCTTCGATCTGCTCCTCGATGCTCTCGATCGCAGACGTGTAGAGCGAGAGCTCGCGCTCGAGATCGGGGTGCCCGATCAGCCGACGCGCCGAGTCCTGCGTGATGACGCCGGCCTGGGCCCACTCGAGCACCGTCTGCGTGCGGCCGGCGGGCGTCCGCGGAAGCGTCGAGGCGGCCGAGATCTGAACCCTCACCTCGCCCATGTCGACCTTCGACCACTCGATCCGCGGCTTCCACCGGGAGGAGCGGATGATAGTCGGGGCTGCAGCGCCGAGGTCCTTGCACGCATCGAGCGCGAGCCAGTTGGCATCGAGCACGAGCTGCTCGAAGTCCTGCTCCTGCGGCGCGAACCGCTGAGTGGTCTGATCGCGGTACTCGCGGAGCGCCGCACCGCTGTCGAGCCCCGAAGGCTTCTTGGACTGCGCGGCGAGGCGCGACACGCCGAACTCCTCGAAGGCCGAGTCCTTCAGCTGGAGTCGGCTTTGGTAGGTCTCACCCGACACGAGCGGAGGATTCGGCGTGTGTGGGTAGTCGCCCTTCACTACCGCGATGTTTCCGGCCTTCGTGCTCCGGACGGTGAGATTGCCGTCGGCCGGTCGCACGTAGGTCGTCAGCATCGCGTTCTGATCGAGGATCCGCTGGATCTGCCAGTTGCGGAGGTTCAGGGCGCGCTGGATCCCGGCGATCCGCTCGGCGCCCGAGATCCCGTAGAACGAGCCGGAGCGATCCGACCACGTGATCATCGCGAGCGGGAAGTACTCCTTGTGGTACTGCTCGTCGAAGAGGTCGGCGCCTTCGATGGTGACCATGTGTCGCCCCGGAACGTACCTCGCCTTCGACTTGTCGCGCTTGGCACCCTTGTCGCCCTTCTTCGCCTTTGGCGGGCGCTTGCCGATGGGGAGGCGCCAGCTCTCGATCACGACGATCTTGTCGTCGCCGCCTGGCATGTAGCCGGTGGCCGACGCCGATGACCGCCTCCCGTTCGCCGCGTCGATCTCGTCCGCGAAGTCGGGGTACTCGGCCTTGAGGCGCTCCTTGTCGTACGAGCGCATCACGTGGTGGAGCTGCATCGGCGGGCCGCCACTGCGGGTGTCGCTCTCGGGCACCACGATCTCCTCGACCTGCACGTGCTCGGCGCGGATCTCGTCCCACCGGTCGGCGTAGACCTTCACGAGGCCATTCCCCTTCTTGCTCGCCTCCTTGAACGCGAGCCGACACTTCCGGTGGAGCTTGAGCGTTTTGCTCAAGCCCTCGGCGTACCACTCGAGGTGACGAGCTCGGCGCTGTGTCGACCAGTCGCCATCGTCGGTCATGAAGCGCGCGCGTACCTCGGTTGTCGCGACCGCGGCGTACGTCGTGTCCACGTTGGATGCGACCACGTTCTCGGTGACGTTCGCGAGGCGCTGCTCGGCCGAGTCCTCGCCGGCGAGCGGCGAGTAGGGATCGTAGAGCCCCTCGAGCTTGGTGAAGCGGTCGAAGATGTCGCCCTGCGCCTGCTCCGTGCGCCGGACGTACTGGAATACGTGATCGTGGGCGTCGCCGCGAGCGGCCTTCCACCATGGTTCGTACTGGGAGCTCATCGAGGTGCCTTTCGCTGGCGTCCCGGGACGCCTCGGGTACGTCCGTACGTCGCCGGGTCGCTAAGTACGTCGAGCTCCTCGGGAGGCTCGTCGGTCCCCTCATCCGGTGGAAGCTCTGCGGGTGCGAGCGTGAAGCCGAGGCCATCGAGCTGCACCGTGAGCACGCCTTCGCGTCGCAGCCTCGAGGCGTTCTTCGCGACCAGGTCGAGTAGCTCGCTTGCGGCCTTGGCGTCCATTCAGTAGTCACTATTCCCGTAGTCCACGTCCGCGAGCAAGGATGAGTATTCGTCCCGCTCGCCGCCGGAGCCATCATCGAGTCCCTGCGGATCCGCGTACACGGGCTTCGTTGCAGTGGAATCCTGCGTTACCGATCCCGATTCGAAGAGGGTCGCGACCAGCTTACGGCCGTAAACGAGCGTGTCGGTCGAGTGGTTCGCTTGCGCCTTGTTCTCCTTGAGTCGCCCGTGGACATCTTCCGCCCACTGCAGCTGCGATAGCTGCTCCTCCAACGGCGATCCCTTGATCACCTTGATGCGACCGTCGATCAGATCGCCGTTGACGAGCTCGATCGCTCCCATCTTCGAATCGGGATGACGGTCGGCCTTAACGAAAGGGATCCCGTACACGTTCGCGAGCTCGTCGATCGTCGACTGATCGGCGTCCATCACGTTGCCATCGGGCCATCCGGTGGTCCCGAAGATGCCGCCGTACCGGTTGTCGGATCGACCAGCGAGGACCGCGGCGACGGCCTCGGGGCCGATCAGGAGCTCGGCGAACGGCCTCGCGTACATGCCGGTCTTCTCGAACGGCATGACGTGCCAGAAACGGCGATCCGCATCCTGCGGCGAGAACGCGAAGACGTTGCACGCGAACGGGTCGGAACTCCCGCTGTCGCCGGCGACCACGTACCGCCAATCTACCAGCCCCGGGTGCGTCGACTTCAGTGAGGCGATCGCGGACTGCAGTGCAAGAAGCCCTTCGAGCTTGTGCGTGCCGAAAGGGTCCCACTGATTCCACGGAGTGCCGTCCTCGAGATGCGGTCGGTATCTGAAAACGTTGTCGGTGTCGTCGGCCGACCACTGACCCATGTACTCGCGAAGCCAGATCGGATTGTTGTCGCTCCATCGGTTGCGCTTCTTGACCCTTAGCGCCTCGGCCCAGAGGTTGACGAGCGCGGGATACCTCACGGCCGCATCGGGGAGATCGACAACGTCCTTCAACGTCCACGCGAAGGACACGTAGCCGTCGAACCCCGGATGCTGGTCGAGCTCCGCAAACGGGACATGCAGCGGGACCTTGTTCCCGTCCTCGTCGAGCACGCACGAGCCAGGTCGCGAGAATTGATAGAACGGCCCGGTGAGGTTGTGACCCGGCGTGCTCCCCATGCAGATGGTCCCGTTGCGCTCGCCGAGGCGGGGGCCAATGGCGCGATCGAGGAGGTTCTCGAGGAGCTTCGTTTTGTAGATCGCCGCCTCGTCCGGTTGGACCTCGTCGAACGGCTGACCGCGCAGCTTGTCGACTTCGGTCTGATCGTCCATGCCGACGAGCTTGTATGTGGCGTCAGTCCGCTTGCACCTGCATCGGAGCTTCGACTCGTTGAACTCGAAGTCGTCCATTAGCCCGTAGTGCTCGATCGACTTCTTCAGGGGTTCCCACATCAGCTCTTCGGCCATGGGGCGAGTTGGCGCGGTGTAGACGATCTTCCCGTAACGGATCGACGTGAGCTTCTTGATCGCTCGCGCCTTCATCGTGGTGGTCTTACCGCCGCCGCGCCCGATCAGGAGCGTGATGAAGCGACAGTCCGTCTCAACCGCCGGCGCTTGGTACGGGTGGCAGTCGGCGAGTATCTGCGCCGCGATGTCGGCGGCCCACTGCTCGTCCGGAGAGAGCAACCGCGCGGCGGCCTTCTTCTGCGACCACGGCTTCTTCGCCGTCGCCTTTGGTGGACGGCGAGGAGGCATCGCTCAGTCCGCCGCCTCCCACGTGGCCCAGCTCTCCGGGACGTGGAACTCCTTCGCGGGCTCCTTCGCGTTCGGGCGCCATGTCACGCGGTGACAGCGAAGCCACGGGAGATAGGAGACCTCGAAGGTCGCCTCGCTGCCCGGTTGCTTGCCGGCCCTGATCGAATTGACCATCGAGTGGAGCCCGCCGTGCGGGCCCGGGACGGGGATCTCGAGACCGGTGGGGCGTGAGAAGCGGAGCTCGCGGACGGGGATGGGCTTGCGGCCCTCTTCGGCGGGCTTGGCGCCCTGCGGTGGTGTGGCCTTCGGTGGTTCGTTGCTCACGGGTCTCTCCTTCTCTGTTCTTTGGGATAGCGGCCTTCGAGTGGGTTGTGTCGCCCGAAGGGGATCTTGTCGACGAGCCTCGAGACAACGCTCGTCTTGCACACGTAGGTGAAGGCCTTCTCGGGCACGACGCCGAGTGCGGCGAAGAGGCCGCGCGCGTACCCCGCCTTGCGGAAGCCCTCCTTGACGTAGACGTAGTAAACGATCGGCGTTGCCTCGGTCGTGTCGCCGACGATGAAGCCGTAGAGGAAGCGGGGGTCGGTGTTCTCGAACGCGATCACGGAGCGCACGCACGGGCGGTCGAGCGCCTTGTTGATCTGTTTGTGCATGACGTCGGCCCAGTCCTCCGTCCAGATCAGGCCGGCGTGGTGGCTCTTCTTGAACGAGCTCGACCAATTCGAGACTAGGAACATCCGATCCTCGGGGAGCGCGGGGCGGTAGGCGATCGTCACCTGCTCCCCTCCTCCCATGCTGTGATCGTGGCGAGCGGGCCGTTGACCCGGAGGGCCCCACAGACTTCGAACCACGCGCTCGGCTTGCCGTCGTCTGCGTCGTCCGTGTCCTTCGGCTGGTAGACGGCCGTCATCGAGACGTCGTCGAAGTGGATCGCAGCGACGGCGAGCTCCCACCCGGGGGTGATGCCATCGATCGCGATGCACCACACGAGCGGGAAGGCGCCGTGTCGGTTGAAGTAGACGCGCATGCGGCCGTTGAACATCACTTTCGGATCCTTTCCACGTGAGAGAGGAGCTCGACCGCTAGTCGCTCGCACCGCTCGACGACTGCGTCCCGATCGGTAGCTTCGCCGATGTAGTCAACCGGGCAATGGTGGTCGTTCGTAACGAGGTCGCGGAAGACGTGCCCCCTGAGCGCCGCCGCCCCTCTGGCGAGAGCGAGGTCGACCTCCTCGAAGATGGCGGTCGCCGATCCAAGGGACAGCACCGAACCGGGGAGCTCAACGTCGTAGACGATCCTGGGAGGCCTGAGCTGAAAGACGAGGGCGTCCCGGTTGACGCAAATCTTCGCGTAGTTTCCGCTGTGGCTGACATCGACCAGCTCGACCCGATTCCGCTCGGCCCTCTTCTTGAGGACATAATCGATCGTCCGCACGGTGTGGCTCACTTGAGGAGCTCCTTCGTCTCGCGCCATCGCTGCTCGTCGCGGATCGCCTTCCGCTTCTCGCGCCACTCGTCGAGCTCCATGCCTTCGCCGAGCTCGCGCGTGTCGAGGTAGGTCTTCTTCTCGGGCTTCTCCCACTTCCCGCGCACGACCTCGACCGCGCGCACCTTGCCGAGCGGCGCTGACGTGATCGTCCACGGCGAGGTCGCACCGCATTCAGGGCACGGCCGATCGTCGGGAGGCGGGCGCTCGACCGTGGCCTCGAAGACGCCGTGCTCGGGACAGAGGTACTCGGCGAGCGCCGACTGCGTGGTCGCGCCGCGGATGTTGATGCGCCAGGTCACTGGGCCTCGACGAGCTCGAAGAGGTGCCCCATGCGACCGCTGGCGATCGCGATTCCGCTCGCACACCACTTCGCGATGAGACCGTCCTTCGGTGTCATGACCTCATTCGTCGCGACCAGTGCGAACTTCCGGCTCCGCAGCGGACCGTCGGGGTCGCACTCCACGAGGAGTACCGGCTGCTCGACGTACTGCGGCGCGCCAGCTGTCAGGACTAGGTTCTTCTTCTGCCCGAACACGAGGCCGCGCACGAGGCCGGGCGAGCGGAGCAGGATGTCAAACTCGTGCTGGCCCGGATCGAGATCGAGCGGGATGCCTGCGATGGCGGTCTTCATGCGAGTCCACTCCTCTTGCTGTCGAGTTGCTGCAGCTCGCGCACGAGCCGCTGACGCTCGGTCGGGTCGAGCGCTCGGAACCACGCCACGACCATCGCGGACGTGATGGCGTCGAGTCGTTTGGCGCGCGCAGCCTCGGCCTTGCGCACCGAATCGGCCACCGATCCGAGCTTCGTCATGAGGTGCGCGACGCGGGACTCGGGGTCGAACTTCGACTTCCCGCCCTTGCCATCGATGATCATGTCCATCCGACCGCGCAGATACTCAGCGCCGCGGTGCAGACCGTCGATCGTGGTGTCGAGAACCGTCTCTGCGGTCGGTTTCTCGTCCGAGGCGTCTCTTTTAACGGATTTCGGCATGAAATCTCCCGAGCGCCA